TACTAGTGAAGTGGTAGGAACAATCAGCAATACATTACTGTCATACATCTCCAAATAATATCTAACTGCTAAATAAATGATTAAACTCTTTCCAGAAGCCGTGGGACTTAACAATAAAGATCGTTTATTATCTAGCGCGTGTGAGAGCGCATCTAATTGATAATCCCTAGGTGTAATACTATCTCCGTTAGCCGTGAGCACTACTTGTGCAAGAAAGCTTTCGATATCATGTAGCTCATTACTATCCGGTCTACCAAAAGAAGAATTATCTTCAACTACGATCTCATAGCCACGAGCATCGGCGAATTCTTTAAAATATCTAAACAATCCACCATAAATTTGTTTCTTACGTAAATCGTATAATCGTATCTTACCATCCCACATTCTATTCTTGTACGACGGCATAAACTTATAACCAGGAACATAAAAACAGAAGTGTTCTGATAACTCCATTTCTATTCCTGGATCCGTTATAACGCTTAAAAATACTTCGTTCTTTTTCTTAACGACAATTTTTTCCATTACATCCCACTAGTAAATTTGTTCCATTCAATAATATTTTTAATGTTCTGATGTCGCCACTTAATATTGTCAAGTATTTCTTTTAAAGTGTCAACGAGCTCTTGTGTGTAATGCATCTTTGCCTGATGTGCCTGAATAATAGGATCTGAATCATACCACTTATCCATATCGCCCTTTAATACAGTAAGACCATTTAATGGATCGTAGCCCCATCCCTTAGAATCCATCTCTTCTTGACTTAGCTTACCATTATAATGCATAAACTTATCTCTCAACAAGACTTTAAATTCTAAGTCTAGCTTCTTAAATCTTAGCTTATTTACAGAATATAGTTCTAAGTACTTCGAATGAAGCTTCGCTGAGTCTCGAGCGGATTGATCTAATTGAAGTTCGTCAATGATGGAGTCTTTCTTCCACATCTCAAGTATTGTTTCTAGGTTATTCATAATATTTCCATTTTATATATTATAATGCATATTTGAATGCATATCACAATGTATATTTATATACGTTATTTAATCTCGTAGTACGTATATTTAAGTGTTACGTCAGCTTGCAAATATTCAATATCAGTTTGCTGAGTAGAAAATTCAACAGCTGATAGATTAGTAGGAAAGCAATCTCTAAAGCTAATTTCTTTAGTTACGTTATTATGGCTACTCAAAATTGATAGTGTAGCGTCAGACTTAAACGACTCACCTTTCTCGATTATATTATGCATCCAGTTAAACATTTCGATATAGTTTTCCATATCTTCTGTTACATTAAATCGTATTGTAAGATCTCCAAAAGTGATTCTATCACCAGTGAAAGCCATATTAGATGCCTTATACGGATTTGGTGCCTCTCCCAGTGATAAGTCAGGAAGTGTCACGGCTGTGCAGAAATACTCAACATTAGCATATTGAGTAGAATCGATTTTAAATTGAAACCCAGTGGGACTTAAAAAGTTTTTATTTGCAGTAGTCATACTGTTATTTATACAAGTTATAACATTAGGAATAAAAAAAAGGGACCCGAAGGTCCCTTAATCGCATATCTAATTAAAGATTAGCTGTTCTGCATGATTCCGTCTACTCTAAAGATTCTAAAGTATGGGTTAGCTCTTGCAGTACCTGTACCATCAGCTGCTACATATGGGTTAGCGACCATGCCGTATCTAGTTTTGAAACCGATTCTTGGCTGGAAGTCTTCTTCACCAATCGCTTTAACCATAGTTAAAGGAACGTATGGGCAATAGAAAAGACCTGCGTCATATGGAGTAGTACCTCTGTAACCTACAGTTACGTAGTCAGGGTTAGTACCAGTTGCGTATGGATCTACATACACTTTAAACTTACCGTTAAGAACACCAGCAAAAGTATTACCAGTATCATCAACATTCAAGTTAGTATTAAGTGCAGGGCTGTAGTCAAGCATACCAGAAGCAGCAAGGATTGAAGCAACATCAGAAGAACAGATTACATAGTTACCTTTTCCTCTTCTTGTTTCTTTAGCAATCACGTTAGCTTCTCTTTCAATCTGAACGATAAGACCTTTAGCTTTTTCAGCTAACCATCTGCCGTCTGAATCAGTGTGCAAGTTAAAGATACCTTTAACAGCTACTGAAGATTGTAGAGCACCTAGCTTAGCTTTTTGGTTTACAGTTCTAACAACTTCTCTGTTGATTTCCGCAAGGATTTCAGAAGAAAGGATGTTAGCAAGCTCGCCTTCAGCATCTAGACCGTGAACAGCCTTAAGATCTTGAGCAAGTTCCATTGTGTACTCAGCTTTAAGAGCTCTTGACTTAGCAGTTACAGTTGACTTATCGATTTTGAAAGCCATCTCACCGAAAGTAGTACCGCCACCGTCGCCTAATGCTTCAGCTTGAGCTGTAGTTAGACCAGCACCGACTGTTGAGAAAATCTCACCAGAAGTTTCACCAGTTGCCAAAGAACCGTCACCGTCATCAGCTGCAGCTTCAAGACCAGAAGGTCCTGCTTCTTGAGTACCACCACCTGAGAAAGCTGTATTAGCTTCGTCAAACAATGCCTCACCACCAGCTTGGTTAGTGAATGTTGACTTCATAGCGAAGATAAGTCCAGTAGGACCTGACATAGGTTGTACACCAGCGATATCATAAGCGATAAGGTTAGGCATAGCTCTTCTTACCAAAGAAATCAATACTGGATCGAATCCTTTGATTGCACCCGCAGTACCACCCATACCAGCACCAACAACGTTACCCGCTGCTTCTGATATCATGTTACCTTGAGCTGCTAGACCTTCTTCTCTAGCTGCAATTTCTTGGTTCTCTAACAGTCTTGCAACCGTAGCTGCTTTATGACCGTCTTGAATTGATGGAACATCTGCGTGCTCAAGAACCGGAGCCCACTTTTCCATTAAGTTTTTGTCTGCGTTAAACATTTTTTGTTTTCCCCTATTAGACTATTTGTTAAATTTTGAAATAGCTTGTGTATATCTAGCCATAACATCATTGAGTTCAGCTGGAGCTTCGTCAGTACCAACTAGTTGTTGAGCTTCATCTACTGATTCTTGAGCTTCAGATCTGAAGTATGATTCTTTAACAACATTCACTTTCATTTCGAAAGATTCTGCGTCATCAAAATCGATATCTTCTACCAAAGATGCAAGCTTTTCAGCTTCAGTCAATGCTAGCCCAGAAGATGCATTTCTCACAATCTCAGCTCTTTCTAAATTAGAAACAGACTCAGTTAGTGCGATGTTATCTTCCGTTGATTTATTTAAAGATTCTTCCAGTTCAGCAACTTGCTCGGCTAATTCGTCGACCAGGTCAACCTTACCTTCTGGAACCTCAATATAGTGCTCTTTAAACACTGATTGTAAAGAAGTCATAAAGTCTTCAGCAATTTCAGTCCTAAGACCAGTAGTTACTGCAACTTCATTCTCAGACATCCAGTTTGAAACCACATAGTTAAGATATGAATCTACCTTTTCTACTAGCTCAGACTTGATTTCAGTTACTTCTTCTTCAAGGTTTGCGACGTACTCAGATTCGAGTCTATCAATCTCTGCACCTACTTTAGTTTTTAAAGCAGCTTCAAAGATGATTCCAGCCTTAGCTTGAAAACCGTCGGATAGTGTAGCTTCTTCAGCCACCAATGATTCTAAATCTTCAGAGTAGTCAATATGGTCGACATTTACGTCTTCCTTAACTGGCTTCTCTTCTTCTTCGTCATCACCGTGATCACTTTCCATAGTTTTCATAACACTAGCATAAATCTTTTGTGCGTCTAGTTTTTTTGATTTCTTCAACATATCATTTACTGATGCCATAATAGCAGCTTTAGTTTTAGGCATTTCAACAACAGGCTCTTCTTCCTCTTCTTCCTCATCGGAATCTTCGGATACTTCTTCCTCTTCGTCATCACCCTCTTCATCAGCTTCTACTTTAGCCTTTGCTTCTACGATTTCTTCGTCTTGAACTTGTTCGTCTTCAACGAGCTCCTCGTTAGTAAGCTCTTCAGTTTCTGATACGTCTTCGACTAAATCATTTTTATTTTCGTCATTAGACATAATTTATTCTCCTATTAAGAATTTACAAGTTTAGAGAGGAAATTCTTAAAAGCTTTAATCTCAACATCAGATGATCTAACGCCTCGAGCTTCCTTGATTTCAGTCTCAATTTTCTCAACTTCTTGTGGACAAAGAACGCCATTATTCCATACCCAATCAACACCTTCCATAATTCCATTGACAAACGCCTCTGGAGCTGAAGGGTCTTGAACGATATCTACTGTAGACAACATAAAGTCATCCTTCACATACATAGCGCCATTCTTTTGCACAAGACTTCCCATACCACGACTTGATACACCAAGCTTAACTCCACCTTCGAGCAAACCTTTTACAATTTGACCCATAGGGGTTTCTAAGATTGATGCCTTTCCTACAACATTACTTCCGTCAAATTTGAGTTCTGTAATTTTGTGTGAAACTTTATCTAAGTTAATGGTAGGACCTTCAGGGTGATTTAACTCCCCGACTGCTCTACCAGTACTTACTTGTTCTTTTACGTACTTATTTACAGCATTTTCGAGAATGCTTTTTTCATAAATACGACCGTTTCTATTTTTAGAATCGGCTTGCATAAAAACACCCTCAATTACGAGAGTCTTTTTACCATTAACTTTTTCTTCAATAACCTCTAGGTTACTGTCATTAAATTCTGCTATAAGCTTCATATACTTATTTCCGTTGTTATTCCTCTTCTTTAGAGGCCTGCCTGTCTTGTAATGAAGAAGCTAGTTCGATCTTCTTTGCATCAAGCGCAGCAGCTAATTTGTCGGCCATAACTGAATTAAACTGCTTACTAGCAGCAACATTATCGCCATTTTTTACATCATTAATTAAATTTTCAATACTCATTTATTTTTATCCTTCGTTATATATTTATAATAATTTAAATGTCAAGGTCATCTTCATCTTCAATATCGCCAGATGCTTTTTCAGCAGCGATTTGTTTTTGAATTTCGGCGATCTCGTCATCTGTTTGTCGTAAGATGTTCTTACGAATCCATTCATTGGACACATATTTTCCAACATATTCATCCATTTGAGCTAACATTTCAAAACGTTCTCTTGTTATCTCAGCTTCTTTTAACTCACTAAAGTAATTATCTTCAATAAAGTCAAAGTATATATCTTCCTTCCACTTTAGCCAATCTTCTTTAGTTATAACACCTTTAAGTAGTAATTGAGTTTTTAGTAGCTGTAAAAATAGATCGCTAAATCTTTTTCTCAACCTATCCAAAAACTTCTTAAACTTAACTTCGTCTCTAGAGATCTCAGTAGATCTACCTAGATTAAATCCAGACTCTTGCTCTAAACGATTAGCTGGAACGTTGAGAGACTTGTACAATTTCTTTTGGAAGTATATGATATCGTCGATTTGTCCGAGGTTTTCCCCTCCAGGTAATGTTGAAATTTCCGTACCTCTACCACCTTCTCTACGCGGTAAGAAGAAGTCTTCCAACATCGACATGTGCTTACGATCATCTTTAATGTCTCCAGTAGCTGCGTCGTAGACCAATTTATTTCTGTATTGGCCCATAATATTCTTTAAGTACTCTTCGGCCTTACCCTTAGGTAAGTTACCAACATCAATATAAAAGATTCTTCTTTCTGGTGCCCTACTAATTCTATAGATTACCAAAGAGTCTTCCATCATTCTTAATTGGTTAACTGGCTTAATCGCTTTATGTAAAAACGACAAAATTCTTTTGCGAGTTGGATCTAGCATTCCTGATGTGCAATATGCAATCGAGTCAGGATGTATTTTTAAAGCTTCGTTACTACCTTTCATTCCGTTATCTTGGAATAAGAAGTACTCTTCTGACTTCTTAATTATATTGGCCCCAGTCCTTGGATCTTTTTCTTCTTCGATCTCTTTAATTTTTCTTAATTTTGTTGGGTCAATATATCGTAATTCTTGAATACCCTTTTTAGGGTTCTTGTTGTCGATAATAATATGATATGGTAACCTACCATCTACATACCATTTTCTAAAAATATCGTGAGAGTAGCTATTAAATTTAAGAAGCGAGATTATATTCTCAAACTCTTCTTTCATAACTTTCTTCACCTTATCAGATGCTTCCATTTCATCCATAACAATTTCAATAGGCGCTGATTTATTGTCACCTACAATTGCTTCATTTATAATGTCTTCTACGGCTGCATCGCATTCTGGATGTGAAGCAATATCTCTATACTTGTATATAAGATCTACTTCATTTTTTGCAGTATCGCCGTCAATATCAACATACTGGCCAAAGTGACCACCACTGTTAATAACGCCAACACCGTCTTCGTCCGTGTCTGGAACAAAAGAAGGAAGCTCTGGAAGCTTGTTGCCCTTTCTATTGATCTCAAATCCAAAAAGTTCTGCCATTTTTTATTTACCTCAATATATTATCGGAGGGGAGATTAACTCCCCTCGTTTAATATTATTTATAAAGCTTTTAAGAAGTAGTTCCAGACTCCCAATATTGTACTTGTAACTCAACTGTAAATTCTTCAATCTGGTTTTCATTATCGTATGAAAGTTCAATTGTTGAAAGATTAGTTGGGAAACAACCACGCATATCGTAAGTCTTAGTTACTTCGCCTTGCTTGTTTAACTGCTCAACAATAATGTCAGCCATATAATCGGTAGGATTACTTTGACCTGTGTTATTGTTGTGTTCGCTAATACCATTCATCCATCTTTCGAATGAGTTTCTTACTTCAAAACCAGTATCATTAATCACTGTTAATGTTACAGGTTCAAAAGTTCTGTCACCAGCTAGTTGTAGTTGTCTGCCTCTGAATAATACAGGGACAGGAGCCACGACTGATGAAGGAAACTGAGCACCCTTAATCATGAAGGAAGATAGTTCAACGTCACCTTGAGCATAAGCAGGGAAGTTACATGTTACTTTGAACATGTTAGAACGTGCACCACCGCCTACTAGCTTAGATTTAAAATCGTCTACGCCTAAAATTGCCATTATTCTTCTCCTAATTAACTACCGGCGACTTCTGAGAAATCGACTCCGGTTCTTGTTGCAATAAAGTTAAGTGAGATGAAGTTAATAGACCTTGAAGGCTTGATAAAGATATCAGCAACAAATCTATTAGCATCAATTACTTGACCTGTGTTGTTTGTAGTATCACATACGACTCTAAAGTCTGTAACACCACGTCTTCCTTTTACATCTCTTAAGAATGGCTCAAGAAGATTTCTAAATTGAGCTCTAGTAAACTCATCGTTAAATTCGAAGAGTTGTCCCTTAGCTGCAGTAGATACTGCTTTTTCAATTACAATGAATAATCTTCTTACGTTGATTCTATCAAATGCACTTGGCTTGCTCAATAATGTTTTGTCTCCAAATAACATAGTACCTTGTCCAGGGAAAGAAACGAGAGGATTAACTCTTGCTTTATAAAGCATGTCTCTATCAGTTTTCTTAGGATTATATGCTAATTTAGTAACACCAAATAGTTGACCTCTTGTTGTTCCTGCAGGTGAGAACCATGCATCAGCAACATTGTCTGTATTCGCACAAAGACCAGCACAAAGACCAGAAGCTCCCAACCATCTATATACGTCGTTATATTTATCATAAACGTATACAGCTCCGGAATCTGTTGAAGCGTAAGAAGTAGAGGCTAATGTGTCAGCCCAGGCTTTTACGCCAGCAGCAGGAGTCGCTGATCCAACTGAAGCTTCGATTGGAGGCGATACAAAAGCCATACAATCTTTTCTTGTGTTACATATTAAAATAAGTTTATCTGCAATATTTTTTGTGCCGTTAGCGTCTGGATATGCAAACAGTAAGTTTACATCGACTGTTTCAGCGTCTGCTAAAAGGTCTAATGCAGTACCAAGCTCTCCGTGAGTTGGCGCGTTATCGTCAATTCCACCGGCCATAGCTGCAGTAATTACTGCTGTTCCAGTAGTATAAGCTGTTGCTGATGATTGACTAGCGAATGATTCGCCAGCGTCAGTTAGCCCACTAGCATGACCTGACCACCAAACATATCTAGAAGTTCTGTTAATTACTTCTTTGTAGTAGTTTGAAGTTCCGTCTGCTTTATATGCGTCTGAAGCTTGTGAAACGAATTGGAATACTTCTAAAACGGTGTTAGCCGTTCCGGTCCATGCTCCTGTTTTGTCGATAACGGCGATGTGTAATTCGTCGTTTGAATGTCCACCAACTGCAGCAGAATCTGATGTTCCTGGAACACCATCAAACTCACCTGCGTGAGCAAAATTTCCAAATGCTGTAGCGTTAGCTGGACATACTTGTACTTCGATTGCATTACCCAGTACTCCTGGATATTTTGCAATAAAGGTTCCGTCATGTGACAAAGAATCGTAATGATCTTCGTTCTTGACTAATTTTGCAGTTCCGTCGGTCGCGTTTAGGTGACCTGAAGCTGCTCGTACTACTTTTAAAGCGTTACCATATTTTAAAAATGATGCTGCTGTTAAAAAGTATTTTGCTGTATTGTCATCCGGTGTTCCGAAGATACTAGCTAGTTCTGTTTCTGAACCAACCGTTCTAACTTCTTCAACTGGACCCCAATTAAAAGCTCCTGCGAATCCACCAATACTGGTTGAGACTGCAGGTATTACGCCCGATGCGTCAATTTCATTGACTTGGACGCCTGGTGATACTTGAAATGCCATTTTTTTGTCCTCTCAATTTGAGTTATTAATAAGTTTTCATAATACGGTTATGTTCAATCAGTATTATTTATATAAATAAAGTTTTAAAGGTGTTCGACCTCAAACCACACATTACCTTCTCCGTCGCCTGTTCCCTCAGTAACGCCTTTATGTCCATCATTAATAATTCCAAACGGCAATAAATCATCATGTATTGCCTGTAATTGTTCTTTATATAACATGTTTTTCATGTCAATATTTGTTATTCCCTGAAATATATCTGTTGTAGTAAACCACGAAAACAATACTAAATTCATAACTAAATCGTCATGATTAGGTGCTTGTGCTTCAAAAGAATTACCTCTAGCAACAAATGTACACATCTCTTCAATTGTATTAGCGTCTACAATATGAAGCTTTTTTTGTCCTATAAGATCTTTAAAAGTAGAACATCCAATCCTTTTAACACGTCTTGTCATTGTAGCACCAATCGCATTAGCCTTTACCTGCGATTCCACAAACATGTTTTCGTATTCTAGATCATAATACAATCCATTACATACAACTGCACCTTGATCGTTTGACTCCACAATAATGTAAGCTTCGTTATACAGCTTAGCATACTTATAACACATATCAGGCAACAGCATCGGAGATATGTTGTTGTCTCTAAACACACAAACCTGTTTAAATGGGTTTACTGATGTATCAATAATAGTAAACGTGCTATAATCTTGTCCACGTCCTTTTGAAACGTCGACAGTCATAACATACTGGTGATCTTCTATTGCTTTCTCATAGATATATAGATTTTCGTTCCATGTCATAGGCCTTTGAGATTTTTGTGCTAAAAGATCACTTGCATCTACTAATGTGTTACCACGACCATGGAAATTATTACCAAATTCTTGATCAAACTGTAACTCTGAAGTATTTGATATTGTCTCTGCTTTCCATGCGTCGTCTCTTCCAGGTACATCCCACCAATCTACTCTAAAAGCTTTATATTCGTTAGTGTATGTGGTAGCACCTTCCCATATTCTGTGAAACACATTACCAATACCATTAGCCGTTGACGTAATAATCACTTTAGTGTCTTTACCGGAAGATACTACCGGATATGTCGATGTATAGAATTGAGCATCGTTTTCCACAAACGCAAACTCATCTAGGAACAATAAGTTAATAGACAAACCACGAATAGAACTACCAGAAGTAGCTGACGCAATAATCTTAGAATTATTACTAAATTCAATAGAGCCTTTGTTTAATGCTTTACATCCAGGTTGTAAGAAGAATGGTAAATTCTCTAGCATAAGAGTAATACGAGCAAGCATTTCTCTAGCAGTAGCACCTTTGTTTGCCAATATCGCAATCGTCTTCTCAGGATGAAAACACGCATACCATAAAAGATACGCCACTGCAGAAATCGATTTACCAGACTGTCTGCAAGCCAAAATCACAGAAAACCTATTATCATTAAAATGATTAAACATATTTTTCTGATATGGATACAAATTAAATGGTACTAAACCATCGTCTAAAGATATAACCTTCAAATAATTAATAGCGAAATAACCAGGATCCATCATACATTGTCTGTATTCCTTGATCTCCTCTTCACTAAATTGGCTTTCTACTCCATCCTTTTTTACATTAGGATTTCCTAGATAACCTTCATGTTCATTCTTCGGGCGTGGCATCTATAATCTTCTTGTCTTTATTTTCTTTGTCGTGCTTCATAAATAATCTTTGTAAATCTGTAGTACTTCCTACAAATAAATTATTGTTTGTTACTTCTTTCTTACCTTTATTTTCGTCGTTAAGGTCTCTATTACTTTTCTGTAGATCCATGAGCTTATCAGTTACGTCGCCGATATCTTTAATTGCTTTAGATAATACTTCAAAAGCCCTAGGATGTTCTGATTCTCTTGCAAGTTCTGCAAGTACGTCAAGAGACCTCACTCCAGTTTCAATGAGATCTTTGTATGTTTTTCTGGAAAATTCATAATCATCTTTGACCTCTTTCTGTGTAGTGGTCAATTCAGTTTTTTTAACTTTTTTCTCAGGCAAGTTCTTATTCAGGCTTTCCTGCATTTTTTCTAATTTATCCATAATGTACCTATGTTATACTTACAGTAACAGTATAGTTATCATCCTCATCTGCGCTAGTAGGCGAAATAGTAAAATCCATATTCTCTAGTATATTTGCACCACCAGGGTCAGCATTAAAATCTAAGTTAATTTCTTTAATAACGCCTTGATCTGCGGTCGGTCCAAAGTACTTCATCTTCATAACAAAGTCAAATTGGTATATTAATGCTCTACGAGTTTGAAAATCACCCTCGTAATCATCTTGTATAGTAACAGCGTTTAATATAATAGGAACATCTTGCTTATAGTCAAACCCAGATACTGGGTTAATTGTTACTGTATATTCAGGTTGAAAATACGGAAGTATTTGTTCCATTATTTGCAATCCGTCATCTTGATTTTTTGCCATAGCAAAAAGTGACATATTAATATTATATGCTACGGCTTGTTTAATTGTTTTCTTTTTGGTAGAATCGGTCGCATGATTTTCTACTATTTGATTTCTCTTTGCTAACTTCTGGGTAGAATCAATGTCCATTGAAGTTATTTCAAATCCCATCCTAGGTAACTTGATTGCCATTGTAGCATCTTGACCGGTTGGTGTATCTAATCTAGATAAGAATTTTTGTTTAGGTCCATAAGCTAATGGTACTTTAATTTGATTTAATACATTACCAGAACCATCTTGTCTAATAACGCTTATGTTATTAAATATAGTTCCAAATAAAGCAACCGCCTTTCTGGTTGTTGCGTGATAAAAGTGATTTCCAAACATTAATAAGTCTCCGACGCGTCGCCAAACGGATTAGTTTCTGTAAAGTCTAAGAACCCATCGGCTTCTACTTCAAATGCATAGTTTTCAGCTTGATCATCGCTAGGGAATGCTTCAGCGTCTGCGACGTTATTAATACTTGCGATATAACAAGTCTTTCCAGACTCTGAACCTAATAAACCGACCGAATTAGACACAAAAAAGTCTTTTGCGTCAGTGCTTCCGGTCACCCCGATATTTGATACCGATATAGTAGCAGCAATATTAGAAGTTTTAGTAAGAGTCTGGATTTCGCCGTATACACTTACTGCCGGATTTGTGCTAATAACCTGAGTTACAGTTTCGCCTTGTTTAAAGTGATTTCCACCAGCAACAGTTACTGTCATACCAACCTGATATGATTGTTGACCTTGAACAACATCAATTGCATCAACGCCTGTTTCAAAATCTTCTTCGTTATATTCAAATAAGCTACACTGCATTTTGTATACAGGTAAGTTAGATAATTGATAAAATGGTTGTTCATCTTCGACAAAAGAAATTTCAAAGAAGGAGTTTGACATTGGTAGAAATATTAAATCACCCTCTTGAGGCTTATTCGTATCTACTACGTTGTTCCATATACCTACTAGATTTTGCCACTGTCTTCTAGAAATCACAAAAGTTGCTTCATCTCTAATTTCAAGGCCAAATTTCTGATACAGATCACCCGCACCTTCAAATCCATCGGTGTTTTCAATATAAGCTTCTATAAGATAAGCATCGTCAAACTTAGATGCTCTATCTTCGCCTAGTATGTTGTCCCTAGATACTAAAGTCCTAGGAATGTAATATACATCCTGTCCGAAAATTTTAAGAGATTCAATAATTAAATCTTCATATAAATTTTGTTCTGACTTTACTGCCTGAGAGAAATATACACTTCGTGGCATATTTTACCCCGTATAGAAGTCAACCGGTTGTTCCCAGTTTAATCTGACTTCTTCATTTAATTTTTCTATCTCTTCCTTAGCGTCTTCTAAAATTTGTCTTCCGTTAAAAGTAACGCCTCCAGGCATTACCATTCCCTCAAATTTAGAAAGATTAACTCCCCACTGCATTTTAATTAATGCTGTGAGATATCGTTTTAAGAAGTAGTCATTATAGACATCCGTATAAGTGTTTGGATCTAGTATTCTGTAGCACTCAATAATAAGATATTCGTCAACTGTTACTTCTACCGACCAATCCATATCAACTCGCAATTGATTTTTATGTCTATCGAAGCTAATATGTTTTTCGTCAGAATCTACCAATAGATCTAACATCGATAACCATTGTTGAGCCATCTCGTACTCAACAAGAGATCCCATATAGCCAAGCGAATACATATCATTTAAATGCATTTGATATTGAACATCAAACATGCCAGTTCCCAATCCATCTCTGATTGGGAAAACTTGAACAACATCAGTTACCAAATCAGGTATAGTAATATATCCGTTAGTAATATCAGTTTGCGTTACCTGATGTTTTAAAAAGACCTTTTCAATAGCATCGGCGTGATAATGCTGATAAAACTGTAAAGCTTCATCAACCCTATCTTCAACCTGATCATCATCAACATTTATTTCAACTACAGGAGCGCCTAGTGCACGCAAGCAATAGTCGATTAATGTTTGTCTTGAATTGGGTTTAGCCATATTGATAATTCTCTTTTTTAGTTTGTTACTTGTATTTATAAATATTTACACTCTAGATATATAATATTTACTCCCAAGGTAACCCTGAAGCTGTGGCAGGTGCTTTAGAATCAGCTATTTGAGCTGCAATGCTTTCTTCAACACGTGTTACTTCTTCACTACCAAGTGAATCTTTTACCCAACCTACTACATTATTTTCAGTTAAATCTTCATAATCTATAAAGCCATCAGCGGTATGATCTGGTGTTAAACCAACTGAACCATAGCTATTTCCGTTGTGTACTACTGCAGAATCGCCACTCCCGACTGTTTCTGAATCACTAGCCGTCCAATGTGCGACAGTTACGCCATCGTTCGTCGTTTCTCTTTCTGTTTGGATTACTTTCCATATTACAGACATATTATTTCTCCTAATTAAAGCCTCTTTTAATTTAAATAAAACAAATTGAGGCCTAAATTTGTTTTAATTATTATTATCTATTTATATACTATTCTTTTACTAATTTCCAATGATCCGTATCAAATACAAAGTTATATTCAACATCTTCGTGTGTATAAACGTAAGTATCTCCATCATCTGGAATCTCTACAAACAAAACGCTACCATTCATTAATTCGCATACTTGGTGTTCAACTCGTGTTCTATTATCCGCCATAATTATCTCCTTATCCGTATGTATGTGTTATATTACTAATTGCTCCAGTATAAACTCTTACCGTAAGTGTAGATTTATTATAAGAGCCTGAACCATATGTTTCTACAATTCTTAATCTACCGTTAGCGCCCGTGGTTCCTAAATTATGATCTGTAGCAGTCATAGACGTTGTCATTGACCAAGTACTACCACTATCATGAATTGTTTCTAACTCATGGTGAGTATGGTTATTTGCCCACTTACCTATAAAGTGTCTATTAATATCAGTTCCGCCATTTGTTTGGTGCTGAGTAAACACTATTTCAGCCATAAAGTATGATGGGCAGTATAAGTTAGTTTCATGATCGTCCGCACCATTCCATATGTACTGATACTCGGTGTATATTGGTGTTTGAAAAACAACACCACCATAAAAATTATCACCAGTATCTTCAAAGGCATTATCATCTCCAACTTTTATTGAGCCGCCTACGTGCAGTTGTCTATCTGGACTATTGACCCCAATTCCAACTTTGCCTGTTGAACTATCTACATAGAATCTTCTGGTAGTTCCTGACAAATATTGTAAAGAACCATCTATACCATTTGATCCATTAACAACTTTAAGTCTATGGCCTGATGTGCTATTTGCTCCAGCATCTAGCATAATTGCACCCGATGTCGGCGATACGGAAGCTATTAGTCCGCCCCCTGAATAGCTGTAACTATGTGAATTATTTTGTCCCGCTACAAATTGGTTACCTAAGAATTTTAATGTACTTCCATCATCTGAATTCGTGCTATTACGAATTACGGAAGTCCCTGTTAATCCAATACCACCCGTAACTTGTAGCTTTCCGTTGGCACCAAATGAAGTTTGTCCGATACCTACGTTGCCTGTAATCGTTACGTTAGTCTTAAAGTCTGCATGACCTTGGACTTCTAATGCATGAGTTGCAGGAACTCTACCAATACCTACACGGTCATTTGTACCATCTACGTGAATCATATTGTCGTTATTATTCGATTCAACGCGGAAATTTAAAGCTTGAGAATCTTCATTAACAACAGTTTGAGTAGGAGTAAATCTCATACGATTTCTAATATACCCTGCAACAAGAGTGCTAAAGTTCATACTCGAATCGTATGAACCATTTGTAACATCTTCTGCAATTACTGACACATACGCTGCTCCATTGGCATTGCCGGCAGTATTTTTCCCAATAAATTGGATCTCACCGATGTAGTCGTTAGCGGCAGGGCTTGTAGAACTATTTTCAATAACAAACCTTGTTGAACCACTACCAGTATTACTATTGACCAATCTTAAAGAGCCTGTTGCCCCTGCAGTAGTCACTGTAAGAGTATCATTTTCTAAGGGGGTACCTCCAATACCAACTCTACCATCAGCCTTTATCACCATTCTAATCTGTTCAGTACCAGCGGCATTAAACTGTGTCTTAAATTCTAGCCTTGCTCCATCATTAGTACCGTCTTGGATTGCAACAACTCTTGCCATTGAAGAATCCCAATCACCATTACCGAAAACAATTTGACCTATTTCTCCAGAAGTATTTGTGTTTGTTCGAGTCATCATGAGAGTTGGACCGGAAGCATGTTGTAAATGTAGTTGCGTGCTTGGAGCAGATGTGCCAATACCTACTCTATTACTAGCACCATCTATTCTCATAATTTCTGTATTATAAGAAGAGAATGTAAAGTGACCAGCAGTCCCGTTTAAGGAAGTGGTCTGCATAGCAATGTCTCTTACAGAGTTTATATATATGTGTGCGTTTGCATCTTCGGTCTTTAATTGTAATATTCCATCAGATGCTATGATAGCATTACTAGTACCATTAGCTCCACAATTTCTAAATCTTATTGTTCTTGATGTATTAGCACTTCCATCTACTCTAAATGCTTCACCATCCGCAAAGACATTAAACTTAGAATTTAAAGCAGTTGTCATTCCAATTCCAACGTTGCCTGATGTGTCGATATGTAAGCGCGCCGTTCCTGAAGTACTTGTGTAAATTGCCATAGCACCATTATGATTACCTCTTT